AATCGACCTTCAACAGGACCCGCCGAAGCTGCGGCCACAACTCCTCGTCGTGGGCTGACGCGGCGACCACCTCGTACGTCCCGGCCCGGATCGCCTCCGCCTCAATCTCCATCAACGAGAGGCTGACCGTCACCGGCCCCGTCATGCCTGCATCTTCGACCAGGTCAGCACGACGCCTCTCGCGAACCGGTAAACGACCTCTTTCTCCATCTCCCCGCTTCCCAGCCCCACCTTGTCGTACCACGCGTCCTCGGCGTCCGCCCGCAACTCGGCTGCCTTCTCATCACTGAGCTTCAGCGTCCGCGACCACTGGTCGATCTCCGCCCAGAACATCAACTCGGCGGTGGCCCCCGAGGCGTCATCGACTGCCTCCATCACGTCCGAGATGACGTCCTCCATCTGCAGGAACTCCGCGTCGTCGTACTCCTTGCTACTCAGCTCCTTCATCACCGTCCGGTACAGCCAACTCACCTGCGCGTGGCTCAGCTCGATGCTGACCGTGACTCTGTTCTTCATCTTCTTCTCCTTTTGCCAGGTGGCCCGTTTGGGCCTTACTTACATTCTTTCGCCCGCCAACTTCGGCAGTCAAGAGTTACTGTCCGTTGTGTCCTCCTGATTCCGTCAGTACAGCGCCACCCAGAAGCCGACGAACACCGCGATCAGCAGCAGCGCCACCAGCCAGTTACGCACCGCCGGTCAACGCCTGCCGCACGTCAGTCAGCAGCGTGTCACCCAGCTCGATGATCCGGTCCAGCTCGTCGTTCAGGTACCCGCTCTTCTTCAACGCCGCCCGCTCCCGGTACGCACCGGACCGCAGCGCCATCGCCTGCTCCTCGGTCAACGTGATCGTCACCGTCACTACATCCATCGTCATCTCCATTCGCCAGGCAGCCGCCATTGGTGGGACTGTGATTTCAGTATCTCGCAACCCAACTTCTGCGGTCAAGAGTTGCAGCGGGCGGTCAGATCAGCTTCGCGCGGCGGCCCTTCACCTGGTCAGCGATCGTGTTGAACTGCTTCATCGCTTGCTCCCGCGCTGTGTTCGACAGGCCGATCGACACGTTCCGGGCGGCGGCGTGCAGGCTGGACCGAGGCCGCAGCAGCACCCCGATCCCGCCGTTCCCTGTCCAGTTCAGCAGCTGCAACGAACACAGCCTGGCCGTCACCCGCATCAGCGACTCGTTCCCCTCCGCCGCGGCCCGCAGCTGCGCCTGGACCGCCTGGTCGGTGTCGTCGAGCAGCCTCGGCTCCTGCGCCACGAACTGCCGCATCGCCGCCGTCGGCACGTCCCGCACCCCACGCCTGGCCGCCGCCACCGCCGCCACGGCGCTGCCCGCATACTTCGGCGGCAACGTCGACTCGCACAGCCTCAGCTCGGCCCCGATGGCGTCCAACGCCATCGTCTGCGCCGTCGTCGCCAGGAACGCCACATGCGGCCGGACAGCCATCAACCCACCCGCCACCACCTGCCGCAACTCTTGCCGCAAAACGGTGTCCTTGGGCAGCCCAACTACTGACCCACCCGACCTACGCCATGCGCCTCGGATCTTCGGTACAGCCGCCTCCGCGACCATCTCGAACAGCCGGTCGATCGTCTCGAAACACGCCTGCTCCTCGATCAGCAGGGCGTTGCTGAACCGCCCCGCAGCGGCGAGGACGCTGCTACCTGCCGAGAGCGGCGCGCGTTGCGGCACTGAGCTTCGCCCCGCTGGCCCGGTCAAGCTGCCACCGCTGCTCCATGTCGGCGCGTTCGGACTGCAGCTGCGTCCCGTACGGACGGCCACCCTCCACGCCGTACCCCTCGGCCGTCATCACGACACCGCCCGGGATCCCCATCGCCGCCAACCCGCCCGGCAGCTGCGACACGTCCGCCTGTGGAGTCACCGGGAACGAGACGCCCGTGCTGGTCGTCGGCACATCCCACACACTGGCCATGTCAGGCTCCGTTCACCGGGGACGTCACTTGCGTCGCTGCGGGCGTCACTGTCGATACCGTACCCCCGGCTTTCAGCCCGTTCGGGGCAACCGCGCCGAACAGACCCACCTCAGGCGGTGGCGGCGCCTCCCCGGCCAGCTCCTCCTCGATCCGCGTGATGTCGTCCGGGGACATGCCACGCTGCCGCAGCGCCTCCGCCCGGCTGATCAGCTTCGCGACGAAATCGTCCCGCACCAGCACCTCGTCCACGACGAACCCCGTCCCCATCGGGATCGCCAGCTTCCGGTTCGGGAACACCTGATCCGGGTCGACGTCCCAATACGCGCCGGTCACCAGCAGCCCCTGCTCCTGCGCGTCGACGATGTCCTGGTCCGCGATCGGCCGGGCAGCGAGCGTGTCCGCGTCCACCGCCACCGTCACCCCCTGCTTCCACGCCACCACGTCCAGCACCAGGTTCAGCAGCGACCCCCAGTCCTTACGCCAGAACCGGCTGATCCGCCCGAACGCCGCCTCCGACTTCGCGTTCAGGATCTCCAACGCGTACCCGCTGACCCCGCCCAACCCGAACAGCGTGTCCTGATCCACCTGCGTCAACCCGAACGTCGCATACATCGACGACGTCAACAGCTTGCGTTGCTGCTCGGTCGGCGCCATATCGGTCGGCAACGTGATCGCCGACAGCTGCGTGCCGCCGGGGAACCGCAGCACGTCCGCGACGTCCTTGTTCAACCGGCCGTCATAATCCAACCCGATCGACGCCGCGTCCCCGATCACCGCCAGGTTGCCGTGGCTGTTGTACCGGCCAGCCAGGTACGCGTTCTGCAGCACACTGTTGTACCGATCCGCAGCCTCCATCGCCTGGTCCGTCACCAGCGACTCGCCACGGGTCTGCCGCAGCCCCCGCGCGTCGCAGCGCATCAACGTCCACGGCACCCGCCCCACACCCAGCCACGCCTGCGACACCGGGTCCGGGTCGTTGTCGTACCACGTGCGCACCTGGCAGTCCTCATGCCCATGCTGCGGGTTGACGGCCATCTGGTACTCCACCCGCTGTACCTGCTGCGTCATCGTCCCGGTCGGGTCGGCCCGCCACACGATGTCGGTGCGGATCACCTTCTCGATCAGCTTCGTCGACGCCATCTGCACCTCGACATGCTCGGACTCCCAGAAGTCCAGCACCGGCAGCTGCTCCACCGGGTCCCACCCGACGTACACCGGCACATCCCCGGCGATCATCGCGTCCCGCAGCAGGTCGTCGGTCACCATCACCACGTCGCCGTCCTCGTCCTCGGCGCTGATCGTGTCGTTCGCGGCCACCAGGTCGTCCAGCACCCGCTGCACCCCCGGGTCGTCGGAACGGATCGCCCACCCCTCCGACAGACGGTCCGACAGGTACTCCACAGACTCCGCCAGCTGCGTCGAGTAGGCGTGCTTACGCATGTGCTCCGGCAACCGGTCCTGCTCCGGGTTCAACCCGCACTTTTCAGCCGTCACCGTGTTCTCCGCGGCGTACTGCTCCCCCGCCACGTACAGCCGCCGCTTCGACACGTCAATCACCCGCGCCTCGTTCTCCTTGGCCAACGCGAACTCCCGCGGATCCCCCGTCACCGGCAGCTGCACCAGCCGGGTCCGCCCGAACACCCGGAACGGCACATACGCCCGCGTCTGGTCACGCTCACTGAAGAACTGCGACATCAGTTACTCCCTGCCGTCGAGGTACTCCACGATCCGCGTCGCCGGAGTCTCATCACCGAACCCGTCGATCGTGATCCGCATCGACCCGGCGTAGTGCGGGATCGTGTGCGGATGCACCGCCTCGATCGAATCCACGATGTCGCGCGGGTCAGCCAACTCCAACTCGATGAGCAGCAGCGCGCGGACCACGCCGCTATGCTCCCACCGCTCAGATGCGTGAGCCCTCCACCACACCGGCCCGGCCCGGCCCCAACGCCGCCTCCACCGTGAACTTCGACAGCCCCCAGTTCAGGTGCCAGAACGCCATCACCGTGTCGTCATGCTCCCCGACACCCTCCAACTTGCCGTCGTTCCAGCCGAACGCCTCCATCTCCGACAGCCAGTTGTCCATCTCGTCGCGGTGGAACCCCTGCGCGTACGGGAACTCCCATTTACGGTTCTCCAGCAGGATCAGCAGACCAGGCACCCCGGCAGCCAGGTCCCGCTTCCCCGCCGCCGCGTGCCGCATCACCGGCACGTCCGTGTTCCGCGACATGTGCTGC